CGCAGCAATACTCTAAGGGCAACGGGAATGCTTGCTCTGTGCTGAACAATGGCGGCTTGACGTTAGTCGTCGCGTAAATGTCGGCCTCAAGCGTTGTCGAGTATGACGCTACATGATGCGACGCTAGACAAGTTGTGCTAGTCGTCGGCGTGGTGTTGAATGTAAAAATTTTGGTCGAGCAACATGGCGTGTGAACCCAATCGCCGCCGGTCATGCCAGTGATCGAAACGCTAGGTAGTTCGCCAACTGGCAGGCATTCGCAAGGACAGCAACATCGGCCCATAGTTCCCATTTAGCAAATCTCCACTGCAAGCCAACGATTCCCAACCCGAAAGCAAATCAAACTAGCCCCGTTAGCGATCGCTGAACCAGCGTTCAAAACCTCGATGTCCGATCCGAACAGATTCGACAATACCCTAGCGTCTGAAATCTGCTTAGCCGATGCCGTCCCTACGCCGAGCGTGGTTCCTGCCCTAGCTGTGATATTCGACGTAGCCACAGCCAAAATAATATCCGCATTGGATACCAAATCCGAACTAATAGAGCCGCTTGGCTTCGTCGCTCCGATCATGCCAAGCAAGGCCTGGCTGTCGGCATTGTTGAAAGCGTAAAGCGTTGTGTCGCTCATCTAGGAAGTCCTGATTATGGTGGAGAATTCGACTTCCTTTTTGCACCGAAAAACTAACTCAGCCGGGTCGGTTGCTTTTGCGCCTGATCCGTTTAGTGGACCTACCATCGGGAAAGTGTTGGTCGAGTCCATGTATCGCAGCGTCTGCCCGCCCGACTTGTAAAACGGTCCAATGTCGGCCCGCTTCTCATCGTGCGTGTCTGGGTCATAAGTGACTTTGTACTTCGCCCGCCACGCTGCATAGCCCGCATACGAGCCTAATTCAGCCTCTTGGACCTCTAGGAGTAGGGTTCTAGCTGCAAACGTCTGGCCCAGTGCCGTGAACGCCGACTTGTTAACGATGTCGTTTCGGTCAAGAAAGTCCTTGAGCTTTAGCCCTGGGTCGTCGAACTGAACGAAAGAGAACTGGCAAAAGCTCGATGTATCGGTTAGCGGTTGATCGAATGGCGTACCGGCTGAATTGACAGGGTATTTAGCAGGCGTTGATCGATCCTTAGCAAGAACCTTTTCCTTCGTCACGAATGAATCGATCTTGAATATCGGGATCCATGTTGCCGGGTCTGGATTCGATTCTGAGTTCTGTTTTTGTTCTTCGGTCCCCGTTTGGAATCGAGCCGTGACTAGCCAGTAAAGAGCGTGCTTTTCTTCTCGATCGCAATCTACACTATCGCAAATCAAGCCTAGTGGCCCGTAGAGCAATCCGGCCCGAGGAAGTCCAGGCGTATCGTAAAGGATGCTCTGGCGATTGGATGTAACTTGATCGGTCTTTACCCGATAGTTCCAGGTCTCCCCGAGGATCAATTGAAAGCCTTGACCCTTGCGAGCAAAGCCGGACCCTTTGCGAAGTTCCGCGCCGACTAGTTCATTCGACATTACCTTGCCCCCGCTAATCTTGGTGCCGTCAATGCAAGCTCATTGGCTTTTCGAGCCTCAAGCAGCATTTGATCTTGGTATTTTTTCCGCTCTGCTTTTTCCGCTGCGTCGGTTCGCTGGTTCAACAGGAATGCAAAGGCCTCTTTGGATCCGGCTTTGAGTGCTGGGGCGATGTTTTTAGCGATCTCCGATGCCGGGTCGGATAGCTTTTGCTGGACCTGAGCCTGTTTCGCAATGTTCGCCTGCCCCATCGATCCGGCTTGCTGCTCAGGCGTCAATTGAGCGAAAAGACCCCTGAGCCTCTGGATTTCCGCTGTGGCTTTTTGCTTGTCGGTCATCATTTCTTTTTCGATCGCCGCCGATTCGCTCATCGCGTCTTTACGTTGCTTCTCGGCATCAACGAGCTTTTTCATGTTATCGAAACGCTCGATGTCTTGCTGCTTGTAGCCGTCGCGGGATTGCTTTTGCCGCCTTGCTTCATCGTCGCCTAGTGTCAGCTTGTCGTATTCTTCGCGAAGCTTGGATAGGTCGCCAAAAGCCTTCTTTTGGAATTCGATATCAGCCTTGAGCGTGCTTACCCGAACATTCTCGGCCCTGGTTCGCTCCATTTCAGCCTCAGCAAGCCGCTTTGATTGCTCGACTTGCTCGGCTTTCTTTTTGGCTATTTCGCCCTCTTGGTTTGCCGCCCTAATCAATGCGGCTTCCCGGTCTAGCTCCGCGTCTTTGATTTCCTGGCTCTTGTCTAGCGTTGCATTGAGGCCATCCATTACCGCGCCGACAAGGCCCGAGGTTAGATCGAGATTGCGAACTGACTTGGACGCGCTTTCGATGCCCGTACCGATCCCCGCAAACAGCGAAGCGTAAGCATCCGAGGCTAGCTTGATGTTGAATCCGACAATCCCTCGCTCGCCGCCGCCCTCGCCTCCAATGCCCTCCCTAAGCATCCCAGTGACCTGCTTGAGCATCGGCATCAAGTCGGTCCCAAGGCTGATCGCCGCCGCCTTGATTTCGCTTTCCATCTTTGCGAACTGGCCCGACATGGATTGCGATAGCCGCTCATTCATGCCGAAGAATAGCCCGCCCTCCGATGTAGCCGTCTGGAATGCCTTGGAAACCATTTCAGCCGATATCTGCCCGTCCTCCATTCGCTTCTTTAGCTCGACCATGCTTATACCAGTGGTCCGGCTGATCTCCTGTAGCGGATTGAATCCCGCATTGACCATTTGCAAAACTTCCTGCCCCATCAATCGGCCCGCTGCCTGGGTCTGCCCAAAGGCCAAGGAAAGACTCTGGAACTTGTCGCGATTGCCAAGGCTTATCGCCGCTAGCCGCTCGAGGTGCTGAAATACCCGCGTCGATTCGACGTCGAACTGCATCAATGTCTGCCCGGCCCTAGCGAATTCGCCGTAATTCAATGGGCTTTGAACGTCGAGAAGCTTGAATTCTCTCAGGAGGGTATTGGCCCTAGATGCCGAGCCCGTCATAACCTCGAAAGCGATCGCGTTATTCTCAAGTTCCGTCGCAAGCAAAACGGATTTCTTGATCGCCTGAAATCCTGCCGCGATGCCGATGTATTGGCCTGCTGCCGCTTGTAGTGATCGAAGCGATATTGCTTGACCGTCGACCGTCCTCGATGCGTCTTGCGTCGCTTGGGCTAGTCGCTTGGTTGCTGCTGTCTGTTGCTCGGTCTGTTGGGTCGCGATGCCGTACTTTGCGATAAGGTGGTTTTCAGCCTGGACGAATTGCGTAATGCTGATAGCACCCTCACGCAAAGCCCGCTCAAATAGCCCCATGTCACGCCGGAATTTATCAATCGACGGCTCAGACTGCTTTAGCGTAGCCGTCATGCTACGCAGTTCACCGCGAAGAAATTCGCCGCCGTCGGCATTCATCCCGATGCGGATGTTCGCTACGTTGATCGTCTGTGCCATAGCTACCTACCTCCGAATCCGAACATCGATTTCACTTGGTTCGCCATCGCCTTGCAGGATTCTGCCGACTGCTTAAGAATCGACGCTGCGCTAACCTTGGGCCTGTAGAATCGATCCGGCATAAAATCCGATGCGTCTGGCGGTTCTTCGTCGGCGCGTGCGTAGAGTGGCAAATAGAGGGCCTCCAAGAGCTTCGCAGTCTGCATCCAGCGTTCCCCCATCGGTTCCACCATGTCCCAAGCTAGCCACTGATTTAAAGCCCCGGCAGGTAGACTCTGCATCCATGCCGTCGGATCCTGGATTCCCCATTTCAGGCAGAGCCTAAACGCCACTTTTAGGCGTCGGCTCTTTCTGATTTTTTTGCAAGGGCCTCGATTTCGCCCTGGTCGTACTGATTGATCTCCAAGCACTGATCGTAAAGAGGCCCAACAACCGACCTGGGAAGGTCTCGCAGTACGTTAGGATCCGTTACAACTCGCTGGCCTGATTCATCCCGAAGGCAGTAGGCAACCATCACCCGCCGGTGTGCCGTCCAGTCGTAGCCCTTTTTCGTCTGCAATTCGACTTCCATGTTAGCCGCATCCGATTCGGATAGCTCATGGATGAAGTATTGCCGACCCTTGACCGTGACAGACTCCACGGCCAAATCACGCTTTGCAAGGCTCAAAAAATCGTCTTGGCTACTCATCGTCCTCTTCGTCCTTTGCTTGTTCGATTGCTTCGAGTGCTGCCTTGACGAAGGTGCGCGAAACCTGTTCGGGCGGCTGAACCTTTGCTGGATAGCCTTGGATCGCTTCGAGTTGCATTTCGAGCGATGCGATTTCGTCAGCCGTCAAGGCATCATGCGGGAATTCAAATATCGCCTGAATCTGTGGCGTTTCGCCGAATTGCAAATAACCCACAAGCTTGCCGCCAACGCGGATCTGGCATTGGTTTAAGTCCCGCTCGATCCCAGTGGCCAACGAAATGCCCCGTTGGCGATTCAATACAAAAACCATCTTCGATCATTCCTTAGGCAGGGGTGAAGGTAATATCCGTCGCGCCGTCGAATTGCAGTTTGTAGCTGCCCCTCATGACTTCGCCCTTAGCAAGCTTTGGCGTCTTGACTTCCTTGACGAAAGCAGTCCCTTGGAGGCTTCCGGCCCCTGGAAATGTGACCGTAACCGAAATTCCCGCGTAGGGCTCCGAGGTTGGAATCATCGCGGTAGTGATCGGAATCGCCGCTCCGAGCCAGTTAAATACAACGTCAACCTCTGGATTCTTCCGAAGGTCCGAAGGCCGAAGGGCCTCGAATCCGGCTGTGTCGAGACTCGTAATATCAAGCGTATCAACGCTGATCGTCATTTCGCCGATCGAAACAACCTGAGTGGTAACCAATCCGGTCCCCGAAATCGTCGCTCCGAGTCCGGTGTCTGCAACTGTCAACGCTGGCATTTTTAAGGCTCCTTGTAGTGGACCAACATATCAAACGAAACTATGTACCTGTGCTCTTGGTTGCCGTCTGTTGGCGGCTCTTGCATGTATTCATCGCCGGAATCAAAATCGATCCCGCAAAACGTGTGCGAACTGACAACGCCCCGAAAGGCATCGATTCCAGTGTCCCTAATCGCCCGGCTGATCGCGCTTGCTGTCGTTCGCGTCAATGCGTAGCACTCGATTGTAAATCGTGCGTGCGCAAGCTTGCTGAGGCCCTGTAAGTGGTTTTCGCGTTCGGTCGAAGTGACGTAGTAAAGGCAAGCCGGAAGCGTTGCGTTTTGAA